AGAAATCCACAAGCATTGAAGTCTTTACGAGAAGGCATTGAACAGGTCGGAAAGGGGAAAGTAAAAAGCAGAGGGTCTTTTGCAAAATATGTCGAAAATGAAATTTGAACTGGAATTCAGTGAAATTGCCGATAAACAGCTCGAAGAGTTAGAGAATACCCCAAGCAAAAAAGCTGTTTATAAAGCAATACATAAGGCTTTAGGATACCTGGAAACAAATTTGAAGCACCCATCCCTCAAAACGCATAAATACTCTAGAGAAAAAGGAAAAAATGGCGAGGATGTATTCGAGGCATATGTTCAAAACAATACTCCAGGAGCTTACCGCATTTTCTGGCATTATGGGCCCGCGAAAGGCGTAATTTCTGTATTGGCGATTAGTCCGCATCCATGAATGATTTTGCATGAAGTTTGGATCGGTTCAGAAACGTTAATGATTTTACTGAACTCTATAATGGGAGTAGACCAAATCAGCAGCCCATCTACATTTTTCTCTTAGAATCGATACGCCTGGGTAGGCATCGACTGTGGCCTATGAAAAGGTGGTGGTTGCGATTTATTCGCATATCCGCTTCTAGCTCTCAGTCTATCTAAATCCTCTTTTGTCATCCCTGGCTTTGTATCCTGCAAGCTCAACGCGAGATAGCGAAAAGCATCCGCCCCGTGGCTTGCTTCATTGTGTACGGGGTCTTGCTTCCAACAACCATGCTTATCATCCCAGCCGCGCTTATAGCTTTCTAGCATCCTGATGCCAACAGCGCACTTCTCTTCATCGAACCAGCATCGATTGATCATGTTTCTGACAGCGTCAATGCCTTCGATGATCTTAAGGTTAGGAACGATTGTGAAATTGATTCCATGAGCGCGGGCCACCTCTTCCCTAGACGCACCAGAACTATATTCGCGCTGCCCGGCATCATGTGGAACAAAATGTTTTCCATAAGAATATGGCTTGTCCTTAACTAGTTTAAGATAGTGTGTAAGAGGTTTTCCGCTGTCTTCGTGATATTCCAATAAATGGACTTCCTGCCCACAGATTTGGAAAAACCAGATAGCCGTACTGTCTGAAAAACCAAGGTCCCAAGCTGTATGGACAGGTGCGTTTTCTTCTTCGTAAACTTTCCTGATCCTTCCTTCATTTCTAGCTCTTGTCAACAGCGCGCCATAATACAAACCCTCGTTAGCTGTAGCAAAGCTCTCTGTAGGTGTAGCTGGGTATTCGCGCTTCATATCAAGCCCTTGCGTCATGTACTTCTTGGAATACCAAGCCTTTTGCCCTAGTGTAAGGGTGATTTTTTCATTTTTATCGAGGCCATCAAAGTAATCTCTTAGATCCTGTGGGATCGGCACACCTTCATGGCTTATAGTATAGTCAGGATGCTTCCACCAAGGGAAGAACCAAAACTTGTAATCGAGCTTTGAAAGTGACTGTTTAGAGTCCTGCATATCCTGGGCTAGCTTACACATCTCATAAAATCCACCTGAGCGTCCCTCAGCCGTACTCTCGATGGTGACATATTGTCCAGCTGCAATCGTGTTCAAAGAACCGGTAGCGATCTCTCTAGCCTTCTCCGGATATTTAGAGCAGATTTTACCGTATTCGCTGATGTGAAGATATTGCAAGGTGCTTCCTCGCATACTCGTACCAACACGCAACAACGATCCATTATTGAACTGAAGCTCCCGCGCATTGTCCATATTGACGGAACGAATCGAGCGTAGCTCTGAAGCCAAATTCTCATAGGCAAACTTGACTCGTCTGAATAACATTTCCGCATCCTCCTTGGTATGCGCTATGATCCCTGCGGAACAATTACTATTGAATAGACACCTGTCTAGATACAAGAGACACACAAAAGTGCTCACACCTAGCTGACGCGCCTTCAAAATAATGTTACAATACCAGAGGCCGCGGTAAAGCTCCTCTTGCGCCCAGTTCATTTTGAAGCGCGTTTTGTGGCCCTCTTTATCGATAATCCAATAAAAATTGTTGAGACGCCATAATGGATCTCTAAGGTTTTTCTCGGCCTCCTCCAGAATTTCACTTTTCATTGACCAGATCCTTTGTTTTTCCGTCGACCTGCTGCAAAAGGAAAGTTAACGGGTTGACCGCATCGCCTGAAACTTTCGTTTCGACGCGATCAGTCCAGCCGCACACATTGCCCATCACAAACTTTGTAAAACTGCCGCTAAACTCATTCAGAAGGCCACCTTCAACGAGCCGCATCTCCTGCCATGCCTTCGCTCTTTCATACGCGCACGAAAACTTTTCGTTTTGTTCTGCAAATTCAGCAAGACGGTTAGGGTGATACCCTCTATCAACTGCAAATCGTTTGAAGTAAATGGAGCCAGGTTTATTCATCCATGCGAGGAAAGCATCAGCTTCTTCTTCAATGAATTCCTGCGTGTATTTTGTTGGCCGTCCTCCTGTTTCGCATCCAGGATAAGGCGGGTGATTTAGTGGTGCTGGCATTGCTACTCCATTTTTACTATTAAATTTTAATGATCTTAATCACTGTTTTAGGATCTGCTGAATAGTTTTTGGTTACATGAAGATCATAAACACAACTATCATCACTATAGATAACATCATTCATGACATCTAAAACAAACTTTGCTAAATTGTCACAATCTGGCTTTATAACATGAGGTTGCCCAATAAGCTGTGCTCGCTTTTTCTTCGAGATTGATTTCGGAATTGGCATCTCAAAAAGAATGTCCACCGAAAGCGGTTCTTTTAATGGTTCCCTATTCCATTGATTAATGACGAGCTTCTTAGCCACGGATTTTTCTTTTGCTTTCGGGTCAAAAGTGAAGCCGTTGCGCTTTACTCTTGGACGAGCCGCAGGAATTGGAGCACCTAGCAATTTAAGTTCGTTTACGAGCATTTTAATTGCCCTTGTTGATGTCCTTTAGGCATTGACATAGTTTTGCTCTTTGATACCAATAGATTTTTTCAGTTTACTGAGCTTTTTAGTATCTGCAGTTCCGATAATACAAAAGTTAAGTAGGTCTTCCACAGCGTTAAGATGGAGATGAAATCCCAATTTTTCAGGACCAGATTTACAGTCATCCTGCCTGTTTTTAAGCAGATTTTTGTCATACACCACATCGATACCTTTTTCTTTCAACTTCGTATAAATTTTATGTGCCTTAACTCCTGCTAACTCAAGCTGCTCTCTCCACCGATCTAATTCTTTACATTCTCCTCTTTCTTCAGAGTAAAACCATCTCATCGAATCATCAAACAAATGAAATAGTTCACATATGGCGAAATGTTCTGGATTATTCGTATCTTGCTGATAAGTTTCAAAATACTTTCTTATCAAAGATGCGCTATCATTAAAAAAATCAATTCGTCTCATAAAATATCTTTGCGTCTTTAGATTCTGGATCTAGCTGAGCATTTATTGCACATTCAATAAAATATCAGCCTATCTTTTAAATAGTAACTATACAATTTTATCCATGAAATTTCTAGTAGTTAATTTGATCAAAGAGTCGAGGTCATCTTGAAATCCTTCCGATAGTTTTACCATAATTAAATGACCGTATTTTTCATCCAAGCCCAAAACTAGGAAGATATCAGCGATTAGTTGTATTTGTGCTGAAAGTTTAGAAAGCTCTTCAGCCTTTTGCTTGTGGTCTGCTTTAGACGACTGAATCAGGCTAATCAGTGCAAAAGCCTTGGCCACACTCTCATCCGTAGGTGGTTCATTGTCGAATGTCAAACGAGATAACTCTCTTATTTTTTCCAAAGGATTTTTCGTAGCCAGGTGCTGTACGATATAGTTTAGTTTATCAAGTTGATGCAGAGTGAGATTTGCCGTTAAGTGCTTGTATAGTAACGGGCAATCTTTGGCTAAAGCACAATTTTTAATCAGAAGTTGATCTTCTACATTATTCTGAATGGCGACTACATATTCCTTCAAGATATCATCCGGAACGGCTTGTAGTGTCTTAAAAATAGCGTCTCCTTCTGCCGGTGGCAATGAAACGCTGTTCTGTACTTCTAGAATACTGGTTATCTTATCATTGCTGTGCCGCATTTATTTTCGTTTCCTATTGTATATGTCTTTCCTTGGAGGCGGATCTTGCCAGACCTTGCCTGCAATAGCCAAGTTTTGCCTTTCTTGTCTTTCCTCTCTTTTCTCTACCACAACACCCTCATTAGCCGCGATCCCTGCTTTGTCTTCTGGGTTACGCCTTTTGGGTGGAAACACTAGAGGATTCTCTGTATCCGCAAGTCGCTTTCCAATGAATGCGGGAACTTTTTCTCTTAAGGCTTCGATTAGTTCTTTTTGCATCTGGCGATCGTCAAACGCGATAAATGGATATCGAACCGCATTACCAGTTTTGTGATCGATCCCTTTCCGTCCAGGAAGGGCAAAAAACCAGGAATCCTTATTCTTCGTAACAAATATGCCAAGAATTTGGAGCTTTATGTCAGGGAGCCTAATCCGAAGTGTTCCAGTTAGGAAATCCTTCTCCTCCTTCCGCTCAATAGGGTAAAATTCGACTATTTCGACATTCATTACAACTCCTCCGTTATGTACTCTTTTTGCTCTTGTATAAACCGCGTCTAAGTGTGTCTAAGTCTGTCGAGTCTGTCGAGCTATAGACACACTTAGACAGACTTAATATATATATATATAAGTCTGTCTAATATCAAAACTCAGTGATAATTAAAGGCTTATATATGAAACTCGACAGACTCGACACATAAGACAGACTTTTTTTCTCAATGTGCCAAAAACGCGGTATAAAGAATTTAGACTTTCCTTATACCGCATTTTGTGGGAGTTGGGAAAAATTGTGTGTCGAGTCCGTCGGTCTGTCGAGAAATTCATTTTTTACCTTTACTTTCCAGCATCTCTGTCACTTTTTTTAAGCATTCGCTTGGGTCTGGTAGTGTTCGTCGTCTTTGTGCGTCTCTTCGTGATTCAAAACCTGCGGTATTTAACAATGCACCAAAATTATTCGCTGCCGTTGGTTTTGGCGCGACAGGCGACTTAACATTTTTCAGCCATTCGGCATAAGCTGTAAAAAATACGCCGTTTTCATATTCCTCGCCTTTTTTCCAAAATTCCCATCGGTAACCGGCTTGTTTATATTCTTCTCTAGGAGTGCAGCCTAAAATCATGTGTGTATGACAGCAGTCTTCAAGCCATTTCCTAGCGTCATAGGGATTGATCGAGTTCCTAATCATTGTATTTTTCGCTTCGTTATCTATAGGGACGTCTCGTTGAGGGACAAACTCTCTGACATCAAGGTTCAGTAAATAATGCATGAAAGCTGAAAGGCCACCACCATTGATCTCAGCATATAACTTTTCAAAATAATTGGTGTCTCCTTTGCGATGAGGCTTAACTTCTAAAATCCAATAACGAGCGTCTGCTTCCTCAATATGAGCGGCATCAGGATGGTTTGTTGAAAGGAATATGTTTGCTGCACATGGAAATTGTACTGTTGGGACTCCTTTGGACTCCACGCCTATACGTGTAGCAGTTGCCAAGGATTTAATTGCATCAGCAGCTTTTCGATCACCTGCAAATAAGCATTCATCTAAGAAAATAAAAGCCTTGCCGCGTATTGTATCATTAAATCTACCTATAATTTGTCCGATATCGCTGGTTGTAAATCCAGCATTTCCATAAATTGGAGCAAGGACATCACCTAATAAACATCCTTTTCCAACTTGCTGTTCAATGCTTTGTAAACCTGTAATGATACGTGAAGGTCTACCGATGTTTTGCATTTGCCAGGCAAGCAATTTAAGAAGAGCTGTATTATTAGTTTTATTACCAGAACAAACAACATCTTTGATGTGATTAAGAATTTTTTCGCAGTTTCCTTGTTTTGGTTCAACTCCAAATCCGGTAAATAGATTGTAGTCATTCTTGTTTGTTTGTTTATTAGTAAATACAATGTTGCGATAGATATGTTTATGAGTGTTTCCCTCCCAAAATTTATTTGCAGCAACATATTTAGGCTGTCCCTTCTCGTTCACTCCCACAACGACAACTTCGCCACTTAATCTTTTGTTATAGTCGGCATTGGTGATAGGCAGTGCGTCCTTACGATTAACTATTACACAAGGTTGTCCTGGTGCTTCGAGTTGTGCTAAACGTGAATCAAGTGACTTCATATCAGTTATTGTTTTAGGAATACCATTAACAATTATCTCGAAACCTGTTTGAAAGTTTTTGGCCCATGATAACGCTTTCGTTGCTATATCTTTGGCTTGATCTTTAAGTGTTGGGTGTTGTTTGCGAATATCTCTGATAATGTCATCAAGTGTTACTTGATTTGTAATAGCTCTGCGACGAGCGTTTGCCGTCGCTTTTGATATGTCAGTAGAATCGTATTCATTCTCTGATTGCCCGTCTATTAAAGATTCTGCTTCCTCTGTATCATTTGAATAAGTGGTATTTTCGATCTGCATTCGCACCTCTTCTTTGCCTTCAGCAATCATTAGGTCGTTAAAATCAGCGTATCGGTTTCCTTCTTCATCTCTTTCTTTACCTTCAGGAAAGATCGGATAAACAACAAAGCATCTATCGGTTTCTTTAGCAGCTCTTTCTGCTTCTCTTACCCCCGTATTTTCTTCCTCGGGATTATCTCTCACATTGTTATCTGCGCATATGCTTATGAAGCTATTTGGGTATTGTTTCCTTAGAATCGGAATTATGGTTTTATATGCTCCAGCTGAAAAGGCGACGACATGAGGGGCGGTGCATTCTGTGCTTTCATAGCAACTAACTGACGTCGAATAGCCTTCTGATACACGAATTAATTGACCATCGACAATGTTCCCTATGACATGAAAAAGACCTTTGACGGCATTAGTAAAATTTTTATCTCTTGGTTTTGTTTCGTTCCAGAATGTCCTTTTTGTTTCGTAGATCTCTTGCAATGCTTGAATTTCCCCGTTCTCATCACGCATTGGAACGAGAATTACTGCCTCATTTCCAGTTTTTTCAAATCGAATCCCATGCGCTCCTACTTGTTTTCTTGAAAGATATGTTGATTGCCCTTCATCGGATGCTTTATTGAATCGATCTCGATCTGTTTTAGCTTTTTCTTGTTGTTTTCTTTCTTCAACACCTTGTTCCTGTTGTCTCTTTTGTTGCATGGCAGCAACTCGTGCTTTTTGTTCGTTCAACTCATGATCATTTAGAGAAGCGCCAGTTGTGCTGTTAAATGTGTAGTTTTTATCCGATTTTAAGGTGTCGTGATGTGAATTGTAGGTAACTCGAAGCCATTGCCTTCCTTTTGAATCAGTATCCAGAGAGGCTATGTACCATTCGGTCTTTCTTCTATCGCCTTGTCTCCCACAAAAATCTATGCGCTTGCCGCTTGTGTCAAATAGGCCATCAAAGTAGAAGCCATAAGTTAGCATTTGTTGCCGGGCTTGTTCTTGCAACTCCGAAATCGTTCTTGCTTGAATTTCTGGTTGAAATTCTACCGTTGCTTGTGTCATAATGAGGCTACCGTTAATTTTGTTATGAAAGCCCTCTGGATTATCCGTCAGAGGGTTTTTTTATTTAATTTTATCGTTGCTAAATTTCACCCAAATGTTGTGTTTCTTGTAGATTGCAAAACGCTTTTTGAAACTAGATCCAGAAAATCCGCAATCGTCTCTTAGATCATATACTAGGGCTCTTTTCTTCCCTTCACTAGCTCTTATTACCCGACCAATGGCTTGCATCAATTTTATCTCGCTTGAAATTGGTGATGCCATGATCAACACTTCCCAGAATGGTATGTCGAGCCCCTCCCCAAGTAGTCCAGTTGTGCCAATGGTTATCGGAACACTTTTGACGAGATTCATTGCTTCATCTCGATTCTTGAGTTGGCCGTGCACAAGGACATGCTGAATCTCTCTTTTAGAAAATATGTCTGAAAGGTCTTCTGCATGTGCTATCCGATCTGTTAAGATAAGTGTGGGTACATTGGAATTTGTAGCTAAGTTGAATATGAGAAGATTACGGTCGGCATTTGTGCAAATTGCATCTATATACTCATTCCAAGAACCTGCTTCTGGAGCACATTTGGTTTCAATTGATATTACGGAAGCCGGGACTGTTGCTTGGAGAGCTTCGACTTCTTTGCGTTCAACACAAGCTATGAGTGGTCCTGCTGCAAGAAAAATCAAAGGCATAAGACCATCGCGACGGTCGATTGTAGCTGATAAACCATATCTATATTTAGCGTTAAACATGCCTATGGTTTCGAAAAAGGTTTCCGAAGGCAAATGATGACATTCTTCCGCGATAATTATTCCAAATTCATCAGACAGTGTTTTAGTGTCGTCTTGCCTTGAGGCTAATGTCTGCACCATTGCCACTGTAATCTCATTTCCAACATCCCATTTTCCATCACCAATTTGCCCTGGTATTATACCTAAGCGCAATTTGATAACATTTATCCACTGCTCCGCCAGGTCTGATCGATGAACGATAATGAGTGCTTTTTGTTGGCGACGGCGGATAATCTCCAAGCCAATGAGTGATTTTCCGCAACCCGTGGGTGCTACAATAGTTCCTTGAATATTGTTTAAAGCATCTCCAACAACACGGTTTTGGTATGAGCGCAATGTTATTTCGTTTAATGAATCAGGATAAGAGACGTGGCAGGTAGTGCGTTGATCTTCAAACTCAATATCTAAATTCTCCTCTTTGCACAATTTGAGCAGTTGGGCTCCAAACCCTAGAGGGACAATTAGGCCATCTTCAATCACTTGGTAAGTTTCAATATATGGATCGACGTTCCAATTGCTGTAACCATGCTCTTCATTTGAAACATATTTTGGATTTATGAATGTATTTTCAGCGATGACTTTATTTTTAAGTTCATCCGTAGGAAATTTAATAAGGATGTTTTCCTTAATCTTAATCAAAACATGATCTTTGGCCGTATTCGCCGATATTGCTAAGGTGTTATTAGAGTCATTGCTTTTGCCCTCCTCTAAATTTCCATTTTCATTTAACAGGGGGGTACTTGAAATTTCTTCATCAACTGCAACGTTCAAATGATTAAGCTGGAGATTTGTCATTTCCTCGGCCTCCTACAAAATCATTCTGCGCTTTTTCTCTAAGCCATGCACATAGTGAGGCTCTGGGGAAAATTACTTTATGGGTACTTAGCTTGATCGAGGGTGGTGCTCGATTTCGCTTCATAGACCAGCAAAGATCGCTTGTTGATTTGTAAAGGCCGGATTTGACTAGATCTTTAGGACGTAAAAACTCTGGAAATTTTTTTTGAATATCCTCAACGATTATGTCGATATTTGATTGTAAATTTAACATGCTGAACTTCCTTTATGTGGAAGCTGCGCAGAGGGGAAACCAAAAAATTTCAGTTTTAGAACATAAAAATATGGTATTTTTACCGTTCTTTTTCTATATTGAAGTTATGAGACACTTCAATGTGTATGATACAAGACTCGTAATCTTGTATTGAAATTTCTTGGGCTCCCTTGCGGAGCCTTTTCTTTTATTACCCGGAAATTAATATTTTACATTTTAATAGTCAACGAAATTTAACCTTTCCAAATAACAAAATTCAGCCTTTTCAAACAAGCCTAAATGGATTTTTTTATTTTATTTTTCTGTAGTCATTAAAAAACCATCTTAATGGCTCCAAAACAGTGTCATAAAGGTGTCATTATAGCATCAGATTTGCTGCTTTGTTATTAATGACAGCGCCGCTTTCATAATACCCCATGGCTATATTGACACTTTTATGACCTGTCAAAGCCATAGCATCACCAAGAGGACATCCCTGCTTTCCTGCTTCAGTAATAAATCCCCTACGCAAAGAATGCGCAGAATATAATGAAGGGTCATAGCCTGCTTTTTCACAACGCTTTTTTACAATCCGATTGATGTCGACGTCTGTGATCTTTTTCCCTATAGTCCCACCTTTACTGACTGATCTAAACAGGTTCCCACTAGTAACATCAGATAGTTTTAACCATTCCCTTAGAGCTGTAGCTGCCAACCCTTTAATAGGGACGTCATGTCCCTTTCCAGACTGGTCTGTCTTACTTTTTGCAATGGTGTAAATAAAATCACCCTCTTCCGTCTCCTCAAGATTTTCAAAAACAGCATTCGCGATTTCAGATCTGCGTCGACCTCCACTTGCCCATCCAAAAAGAAGCAGAGCTTTATCTCTGATACTAATAAGAGAATTATCAGAACATGTAACCAACAGGTTTTCCAAAACATTTTTAGTGATCGCTTTACTTTTTTTCTGTTTTCCTTGTGTCTTTACCATAGCAGACAACAAGCTTTTAACCTTTGGAGAGTCACATAGGCTTTTTTTACCATTCATATTATGCCAGATAGAAACGCTTACCAAGCGACGTTTCACTGTATTTACCGAGTGCAGGCCACGACGTTTTTTCCAACCACTAGCTAATAGATGGTTTTCAACCTCAACAGGCATTTCTTGGAGATGATGGAAGATAAATTGAATGGTGATCTCTTCCGTAACAGGCCAATTTGTCCTACCGAATACAGCAATCTGCCATTGCATAAAATATTGAATATCTCCGATGTAGGCGCGTTTTGTATTTGGCGGCGTCGCAGCATTAATGTACTGGTCAGCCTTTAGAGAATAATCACAATCAGTTTCGTCGATAACAGCAATAGGACCATTTATGATGTCAACGCCTAAAGATTGACCCTGTTCATTTATTGCATTTGCAAATACAGGATACACTCCTTGAGGGTAACGCGTAGCTAATTCATTCGCCAACTGCTGGTCGGTAAGATGGGAATTCATTTTAAAATCCTTTTTTGTGTTTGATAAGCGCATGTTATCAAACACAACAAGTGTTGACAAGCATTTTCTTTTGTTGAGATTCGTTTTACAAAAAAAGGCAGGGAGTGTAAAAGCGTGGTGTCATGTCGATGTCATTTCAGCGTCTTAATGACACACGCAATTCAAAAGAGGTAAAGCTATGATTATTGTTATCGGGGGCATTAAAGGTGGGAGTGGTAAAAGCACTCTCGCCACAAATCTAACTGTTATTCGGGCTCTTGAAGGTAAGAGAGTTCTTTTAGTCGATGCTGACGAACAGCGCAGCGCTTCTGATTGGGCAGAACACAGGGAAAATCTAGGGATAACAACACCCTGGACAACGGTTCAGATTTTAGGGCCAACCATTCGCTCTCAATTATTAAAGATGGCCAGCGACTATGACGATGTTATTGTGGATGCTGGTGGAAGGGACACAAATAGTCAAAGGAGTGCTCTGACTGTTGCTGATCTTTTCTTAACTCCATTTCAACCGCGCAGTTTAGATGTATGGACTATCGGAAAAGTAGTCAGTTTGGTCGAAGAAATACGTACAGTGAATCCAAAACTCAAGGCGTATGCCGTCATTAATAGAGCAGATCCTCAGGGAGTAGATAATCAAGATGCCGCTGATATCCTTAAAGAAAGCGACGGTATTACTTATTTGCCATCTACTATTGGTCAGCGCAAAGCATTTGCTAATGCGGCTGCTGAGGGTTTGGGTATAATCGAACTGAAAACTCAAGATAAAAAAGCGATCGCTGAAATAAGGCAACTGAGCTCAGCTCTTTTTAGTTAACACCAAATAAACACCACAATAACACCAGGATGACACTAAAATGACTGTAAAAAAGAAAGCTCCCAAGACACCTAAATTCATTCAACATGATATTGACACCATCATAAATAAAGGTGGGAAAACAACCGCAGATGTAGAACATCAGCCGAAGACTGACGAGGAAATACGTTTCACGCTTCGCATCCCGCAAAAGATGATCGAAAAGATTGATAAAGATCGATCAATACGCGTCGGAAATGTTTCAAGAAATCAATGGATTCTTGAAGCGGTTGCTGAAAAATTTAACTAGAACATAAAAACAATCAATATTTTGTGTTCCTATTTTTGATGACAGAATGTCTAATATATGATACATTATGAATGAGGAGTAGGATGCTTTACAAGGCAATAAAAACTACAGAATTCGATGACTGGCTGGCTGATGAAAGTCTAAAATCACAAGTACAGATCGAAAAAAGAATTTCAAAGATTGAAACGGATGGGTATTTTGGCACAATCAATGATGTTGGAGATGATGTTTGGGAGTTGAAATGGAAAAATGGTCGTAGAGTTTACTATGCGTACCTGTCTGATCCAAATATTTTAATTTTGCTAGGAGGTAATAAAAATGGTCAAAACTACGATATCTCACAAGCGAAGAAAATCCTCGCGGAGTATACAGAAGATGAAAACTAAGTCTAACTTGAAGCTAAAAAAAGATGCAAAGGTCATTGAATACAGCGCAACTGAGCGACTGTTGGATGAAACTTTCATTGCCGAAGCCGTTTGGGAATGTCTAAAAAACAATGATCCTCAGGGTGTTATTGAAGTTATCGAAACACATTTAGAAATTGTTAATAAGGTTAAAGCCGCTCAAGCAACCGATTTGTCGAGAGCAACGATGTATCATGCTTTTAAAGGGAAAAACCCAACGATAAAGACATTAGCAAAACTAGTTAACTGCTGCGCATAAAGACACCTAATTGACACCAAAACAGTGTCTTTATTAAACCTTTCATATTCTACAGAATCATTTTATAAAACATGCCAAGGATTTACAAAAAAAGAGGGAATGAACCCATCTCTTGATAGAATCGCTTACTCATTCACGGGGACTAGGGGTAGACCCAACATTCATGTCATCAGCCGCCACTTGATCTTTTACAGGTGTGAGGCACAATGGAACCGAGAACTGGGTTAAGCTTTGATTGCGTAAACGGTCGTTTGTGCAATTCATTGTTCCATTGGCATTTAAAGAATGGAAAATCTAAACTCCGTAGCTGTATGAATGACATGAATTCAGATAGACTCCTAATAGCTCATGACGTGCAGTATTTTGAAGAGTTGTTGCATGAAATCGATCAGCTGTTATTGCTGGTTGATGTAGAGGACAAGAATTCGGATTCTACAGCATATCCAGAAGCTAATTTTGCCCTATTTCAGATTTCCCAAATTTAGCACGGTTTTGGATTGCTTTTCTTTTTGGTAGGCTTCCCTTTTACCCCTACTCTGGCTTGAGATATTTTATCAAAGTCCTGGAAGAGCTCTCGCGAGGTCACTTTGCCGTTTGTGGCATCTTCGATTTTCAGGGAAAGGCCCAGGCCCGGGCGTCTGACCCCATAGGCAATATTTTTTAAAGAATGGATGTGAATCCCTAGCTTTTCAGCGAATTCCCTGTATGTGATCCCTTCTTTTTGTAGATATTCTCGCAAAAACATAAATCTTCTATTGACATCAGTATTCAAAATGAATACCATATTAGATCTTACTACTAACCTCAGTCGTTAAGGTGATGTCCATCATAGCCAAAGGATAATTTCATGCACTCAGAAAAAGTATACCGCGTAAAGATTTTGGACCTTAAGTATCTCCATAGCTTCGAGCACTTGAATTTTCAGTATCTCACCTATGAAGTGACAGCTAGCCACGAAAAAGAGGCCGTGGAAAAGGCTCGTGCTAACTACATGAAAGAGCTGGAGCCGTTGTTTTCCGAGGAGCTTCCATTTTTGTTTAAGCTATTCTCAGTGAATCGTGGGGTGTGAAGTCTCGATCGAATAATGCTAGCAAGAAAGTGAATCTTGCTTGATAATTGTGGATTTTAACGTTAAGTAAACAACTCTCGCCTAAAGGCGAAAGCTTTTAGCTAGCTTACGCTGCTAATTTAGGCGTATTTACGGACGCCCCGCCTATGGCTATCACACGAGATGCGTTGGCATCAGCATGTTGGTCACCACAGGTTGCACAACTAAACCGCTCTCCTTTACGGGAGCCTAATTTCAAGCATTGATGGCAAGTTTGACTAGTATATGCAGGATTAACATATTCGACAGCAATACCAGCCTTGCCAGCTTTGTACTCAACAAACTGCTGCAACTGGTAAAAGCTCCATCCGGCCACCATGCGATTAAGATGTTTGTTCCACGTCTTTGTCCTGCTTCGGATGTCTTTCAGCCGTTCCATGCGGACGATGCCGCAATTGTGCCTTTTAGCTTCCTCGACAAGTTTTTTAGAAAGAACATGGTTTTCGTATTTGATTCTACGATTTTCTTTATTCGAAATTCTCTTAAGAACTTTTTTAGCACCTTTTGTGCCTTTAGATTGAAGGCTAGCTCTAACTGCTGCTCTTTTTTGCTTGAATTGCTGCCTAGACCTGCCACATTCCATCAGATCAGTAGATGTGGTAGCTATATTCGTAATGCCAAGATCAACGCCCATTATCTCTTTGCCGGGACTTGGATCTGTGTTCTCCTCAACAACCATATGGATATACCAAACGCCAGCCTTATTGATTACTGTCGCAGATGTGGGGTTTTTTCCGAGGAGGGCTTTTCTTTGATGCTCGCCAAGGATAAGAGGGATTCTAATCCTTCCCTTGATAGTCGTAAGGGAAACAGTTTCATCGATTTCTTGGAAATTAAATATCCTGGCATCGTAATCAATACTTTTAGGTTTAAACAATTTAGGCGTTTTTCTTTTTCCTTTAAGCTTTGTCATGCACGCAACTACTCGACGGCTCGCTCTTACTGCCAAGTTAGCGGAAAGCCCATACAGCCGACGCACATCAAAATAAAACAGATGATGCAGTTTGATAGCATTATGGGTTTTTTCCGCAATTGCACCCCTAAGGACGAAATTACAAGCAGCGGCAAAAGCAATACTTGTTTCCTTGAGCGCTTCAAAAGAAGCTGGATTTGTAAGAAGCTTGCAACATATCGTTTTAGTTATCATGGCGAAAATTATTCACCATTACAGAATTCAAATCAACAAAAACAGGAGCGGCGTTTCCTCCCCACCCTAAAGGGTAAGGTCTCCACGCCGTCGATAGGATGAAGACAGTCAAAGCAGTCGAATACATTGATGGCTACAGGCTAAAACTCCTCTTCGATGACAAGAAGATAAAAATAGTCGACTTAACAGATGTAGTTAAAAATGGAGGTCATTATTTTAAACCTTTGCAGGATATCGAATTCTTTAAGCAAGTTTCCTTAGATGACGACGAATATCCATCAAGCATCCGATGGCCAAACGACGCCGATATTTGTCCCGATGTATTGTATGAGATTGGAAAGGATGTAAAAACTACTACTAAGAAGACTCCTAAAAAAATCAAAAAAAGCACTCCTGCTACTTCTGAAAAACCTCAAACGCGAATTGCGGCAAAGTCTAAATAAAGTCGGCCAAGAATCCCACTTATAACACATATTACATTATTAAAAATTGTTTTTGGATGCTCTTATAATCATAGTCTAATGTAATATCTCATATTAAAACTAAACTTTTAAAGGGGTTTTATAATGTCTGGAAGATTTAGCGATGACTACAAACACACTACAAAAATGCTTTTCGTATTGACTGTGTTTGGTGTCATTAATAGCATCCTATTTAAAAGTTATGGAGACGACGAAGAAGGCGTAGGCCCGTGCTTCTTATTTATCTATGTGATATTTGCTATAGTAGTAATTGACTGGATCGTCCACAAGATCAAGAATCTATTTTCTAGAAAAAGCAATGTTTAGTCTTCTTGAACTAACCGATACTGTCGAATATCCTCGTTAGCATCTTTGGCAAATTGAATCATCTCCAAGTAAAGATCGTCGATAAACTGTTTTTTGAGTTTAGGGTCAATGCTAGGATCATTCCAAATGTTATTGATCTCTCGCTGACAGTTCTGCATCGCCTTATAAGCATGTTGTAAGGTGTTGTAGTCATAGATCTTCTCAAAGCGCTGGTATGCCGCTTCTTGCTCTTCCTTTGTAGCAAGCTCCATCTTTTCGGCATGTTTTAAGGACTTTTTGCGGGCTGTTGCATCTGCATAATTGTCATAGAATTTCTCTATGCTGCGGGTGCTAGCACGTGGGTATCTTGCAGTGAAAGCGTCGAGCTCATATTTCTCGGTGATTGCCTGGTTCGGCCCAGGTATCTTATCGCTTAGCCCAGCAGCTTCTAGGGAAGCGTCAGAAATGTTTATCATCTGCCGACCAAGGCCACTACCCCAGGCATTGATAAAATGGTCTATAATCGCCGGGGATGCTGCCTTTGACCTAGTCTCTTGTCCTAGCATATATGCCATGGCACGACCTAATAGCCGAGCTGTAACCGACGTGGTGCGCTTATATTGATATTTCGATATAAGCCCTTCTTGCCCCATCGGGACAATTCTTGCACCCGTGAAGAAGTTCTTATTTGCATACGCTTCTATCACTGGATTGGCAAAGGCAGGGATGAAGTTCGGAGACATCGCAGATAGAATACTACCCATGAATTTCTCGAAGGCTTCAGGGTCTTTTTTCATGAAATGATTAAACATGCGCTGCGTAAGCCCATGAGCAAGTACACCTGTTTCAAAGGGCACAGGGATTTTAATGGCTTTGTCTCCAATAAATGTAATGAAGTTGAAATCTTTCTCTTCTTCATAGAATTCTTTGACTCTTTCGTCATCTTTGTTGAGCCATGCCAGCATGAGAGAAGGGAGCACGATAAAACCGATGATCCTGGGAATGAAATTCTTTCTGTCCTGGGGATTAGCCATTGTGCGGAGTAGTTTGTCTCCCCCCTGCACAGTCGCATTCCAAAAGGGAATAATTTGATTAAGCGCCTTAGTTTGCAGCCCCATTTTCGCAAAGTCAATGCTCAAGTCTCTGGCGGCAAAGGCAGCTATTTCCCTACCTAATCTTGTTTTACCCTCAACAGCTAACGCCTTACCGAATTCAGAGAGGCGGTTCACCTCTTCACTAATCTCTGCCGCCTGCCTGAGCCATTTGATAGGCTGTATTCCTTGCCATTTTCCGCGGACTTCATTGAGTTTCTTTGTTACATTGTTTCGATCGAGGCTTTGCATCGTGGACATACCACCACCTGATTTGAGCCACTCCACATAGAGGCCGCCTTTTACTGCTGCTGTTGCCAGCATCGACAGGGGGCTATAGATCGTGTCTATGAAGAGACTTACAGGGGCTTTTAAGCCTTTGCCATATTTTGTAAAGAGCCAGCTACCCCACGTGTCCCTAATAACGTTTTTCTGAATGAACTTTGGATTAAGGATAGCACCTGCCCTCAATGTTCTGGCCGGTATGCGTAGGATTTTGGTAAGTAATCCGGCCGTATAAGGAGCGATCCCTTTGTTCCACATTTCAAAAATTTCGGGGGACACTTGATAGTATTTCGGCTTGCCTTCAAAGTATACGGTGACAATGTTTTCACCAGCAGGATATTGGCCAGCCCCAAACCGTAAAAACACCTCTGGAATGGCATCAGCAATATCTTCTCTTAAAACCGGTTTGCCATCTTGATCATATTCGATTAAATCGCTTAGTCCTTCGCGTTCAAAACGTTTTGCGAGCTCTTTTGCTACCTGTTCACCTTCTATCTTACCTTTAACTTTTATGGGAGTTGGCACATGCTCGACATATGTACCTATATCCTTCTTAGTTTTTGCAATATTAGCAAGCACCTGACCGGCTAAATTCTTCTCGGCATTGATAATAATGCTGTAGGTGTTTTTTAGAATGGATTCAACGGGCGCAATAATATCACGGGTAGAGCCCTTCATACGCTTAATGGGCTTTCCGGCCTGGAGTCGCCCACCACCAGCTGCTACTCCTCCCTTCTCAGGCTCCATAACACGTTGGAAAGGGGTGTAAAGAACATTGTTCTTTTTAATCATAACATACTGTTCCCTAGAAAGGAGACCTGCATCGAGAGCATATTTCAAAAGAGCGTCGTTGTATTTGTCGAGCTGTTGCGCCAGTTCCCCATATTTAGGACGTAATTCTTGTTCAACTGCCAAGGCATCTCCGGCGTTGATACCAGTCTCAACATTCTGTGCTGTTTTTTCTAGAGCTCGGCGTGCGATAAGATAATCATTGAATTCACGATACGCTTCTTCATTTGGAAGCTGCTTCAGGATATCTTTTAAGCTTCCATTGATCTTATCTAGGGTCTTGGCATTGAATGTCTCGTGAAGGACGAAGACGTCCCCTTTGCCAACTGCTCCTTTCAGAACACGCAAGGCCCTGTAAAGATTGCGCTCATCCTTCAGGTTTTCTACTTCTGAAAGCGGAATGCCAAACGCCTCTGCCACAAGCCGCTTGGCGGGAAATACGTCATCCAAGAATTCTGTCTTAAGTTTATCGGGATGAAATTTTTTCTTCACTGCTTCAATGATATTGGCGAGTTTGCCCTTATCACTAGCATAGCTTGTTTGAGCTCTTATCCTGGATTGAGGCGTGCCTTGCAGATAGGCATCGTAGTATTCCCTGGCCTCCAGGAGCGCGTTTAACATCTCAGGGTACTCAGCCCTCATGTCGTTCTCAAACTTGTCGTAGAACTTAGGCGCAAGCTCCTTTGCCACATCTGGATTAGTGACATAGAGCCGGGTGAACTCTGCAAAGCCCTCCATCCCCCAGGGCTCATAGTGTGCGAGAGGCTTTAACTCGTCTAGATATGGTCTCAAAGCATTGCTGATATTGTGGGCTTGTTCTTGTGGTGTCTTTGCATCTCCACCATATAGTGTCGTATGTAGATTGTGCCCGATTTCATGGGCCACTGTTTCGATATCGTTATCTCGGAGAAGACGCGTTACTTTAGGCCATAGTTTGTGAATGCCCACTGCATTTCTTTGGCTGATTTTTCCAAGGCGAATAGGATCGGTAAAGGCTGTACGGAATAGCTCTATAATCTTGGAGCGTGCCACTGCCTGCTTCTTACCCACAACAGGCTGACGAGGGCGTGTCTGCCATGGCGGAATTTGGGTTGGTCTCTTGGGTAATTCCTCTCCCATTGCCCCCTCTTCTGGAAGCCTTGATTTTAGGACTCCTGCGCCCTCTTCCTTCCTAAGCACTGTAGGTGATTTTGTTTTTAATTGCCTTACAGGCCAACCTTTTTCGATTTTATCGCGTGCAGATTCAAGAATGCGAGGCTCATTATTAATCTTAAACTCTCCATCGCCTGGAACGTCGATAACAATCTGATTTGTGTCGTGAGGATTGGCAATAGCATCATCGATCTTGTCGAGAATATAGTCTTTTTGCTTCTTTAGCCCTTTTGGAGTAATGTCAGGACGTTCTACTTTTTTGAAAGTAGGCTGCTCTAGAGACTTGTTTTGTTCTCGCACCTTTTTCAACTCTCTAGCTTTTTCTCGAATGGCATCTGCGAGTTCTTGCTTCTTTTGCTGTATAGCTCTAGTCGTACCATTCGTTTTCGATAATTCATCCTTAAGATCCATGATATCTTTCAAGATAGCACGCTCGTCGATGACTTTTGCTTCGCCTTTTGGCTTTTCGACTTTCGTTATTTCATTGCCGAAATGGATGCGCTCTCCATTTTGCCATGATTCAACAGGGATCATTCCTTCTTTAGGTTCCTTGGAGAAATCAACGATGGTTCTCTGTTCTATTTTTCCTTTGTCTTTGCCTGTGAGATATTGAACGCCAAGCTGGCCATTAGGGAGTTCAACAATCTTTTTGTTTTCACCTCTTGCCTGGAACTCACCAAGCTTCATAGAATCTTCAGGAGTGAGATACCATGTATTTTCACTTGTAGGCTGAATTCCTTCGTCTCCTCCATGTTCCAACCTGGCGGCTTTCGCTCGTGTCGTTGTACCATCGGGATTAACCGTATAGGTGGATCCTTTCGATGTTGTGAAAGATGTCTTGCCGCCAATCGGTTCTTCTTCTCTTGGTTCTTTGGCCTCAATTTGTTGAGGTGTCTTAGTTTTGATTTCCTCTTCAGGCTTTAATGCTTCGGGTTTTTCTATCTCAGCCTCTTCAGGAGCCTTTGGCTTTTGAGGTTTTTCTACTTTGATAGGCTCAACCTCTAATGCCTCTTGTAGCCCCTCTTTTTCTGCCTGTTTCGCCTTGTCCACGAGGATAGCCACATCTTCAATGGTTATGTCCTGTGGCGCATTGATCGGCCTGCCAAATCGCGTTTTGATATAATTTACAGTCGAATCCCACAGTTTACTTAAAACCTTTGTGGCCGGTACTTTTTCTTCTTTGGCAATCTTATTAACTGCCGCACCGAAGTCATAGGCGTACTTTCCTCCAACAGCACCTGCGTGCAAAGCTTGCAGTCCAGCATCAATTGCCATCCATGTTACTCCATGTTCGAGCAATTCTTCCTGAGACGGCAATTCGCCTTCTTCTACTAATTTCGATGTTGTCGCTGTTGCGGCGCCTGTTGTAGCTGCTTGAGTAAGTCTAGTGAGAGCGGTTAATATTCCAGGGGCAATTTGAGAGGCTGCTGCATATCCAAGAACAGGGGCGAAGGCAGCTTCTACCGCTGCAATGGTCGCAAATTCTGTACCGACCCTCTTCGCCTGTTCCGGCGTCAGTGTTGGAGCCCCAGCAAAACCCCCACTGCGCATTTGGAGAGACGCCGCCTCACCAAGCTTGCCGCTTGTGAAGTAGTTCTTTGCTCGTTCCCATATGGATGGCTCTTGCTGATTGGAGACATCTGAATCGTCCATTTCATCAAAGAAATTGGGTGTTCCTTGGCTGCTCGATCTCATTTGATCGGATGGCTGCTCTATGTCAATTGATTCGAAAAAGTCTGGAATCGCATCGATCGATGCGCGTTTGGTTGGGTTATTTTGTAAACTTAATGGCTGTTTTTTAGAGGATGATGGTTCTTCAAGTCTTAAAAATTCATCATCATTGTCAAGTCCCTCAAAAAAATCAGGTGCGGTCATTTATCAAACTCCTCAAACAGGATTGCATTAGCTTTGGCTTTATCCCCACCGACTTCCGCAAGAACTTGTTTTGCTCGTGCTATATGTTCTGGATTTTTAGGATTGAAAAGAATTTTCTGACCTTTTTGTGTGACTTCTGCTCCTAAGCCCTCTTCGTTAAACTCTTCATCTGGAATATACTGAGATGCCTCAGTATCCCATATACCTAACTCAGGATAGCTTTCAGGATCTATAGCAAATTTCTTCATATCTCGTCGCTGATTCCTAACAAGGTCTTTGATACGTTCGACAATTTCAGGCTTATCTTTACTGGGAACATGGTCTAATCTATCACGCTCTTTATTGATCGCTTTCGTGTACGCACTCTTAAGATAATTCTGCCTTGTTCGTATTTCGCGATTTTTGACATCTTTTCTCACATCATGCTGATTCTTTAAATTACTAAGCCGATGTTTGACATCATATGGGGTTTGAGGATCTTTTATAATATCGTTTAGAGCTGCCGTGTCATCATCCTGAATGGCTTTATAACCTTCACTGAATTTAGTATTTGAAAATGATTCGATATCGGCTCTTTGTTTATCCGCCTTTTGCTGACGCTGATTCTGGACTATTTGCCGGAGTGCGTTTGCCCTTTGAGGATCGGCGATAGATAATCTAGCGAGAGCTTCATCTGAAATATTCGAGAAATCACGAGCGTTTTGAGCCTGGGGCCCCGCTCCATTTGTTGGAGGTTGATTTTGATTATTGTTTCCAAATATGTCAGCAAGTTGCTTGTTTCTTGCTGCATTCTCTTCCGCCCTCTGTAAAAATCCAAATGTTTGTGGTCCGCCAGGAACTGATAGCATACGCGATAAAGTCTTCAATTGCTCAAAGACGCCAGCTTGAGGATTAAATTGATTTAATGATTGTTGCATTACACCACGATTATATCCTTGCTGAATGGCTCCAGGAAGGTTTTGAGATATGTTTTGTCCCGTCAGTTCTCCAATCAAATCCCAGGGTGTTCGAGAATTACCAGGTAGAATTGAAACGCCCATATTTATTCCTTTGTTATTACCCTCACGATATCAGAAATCAAATTTTTAATACACAATAGTTGAAAGTTTTTTTGATGATATTTCACATCATAAATCATTGTTGGTAAGGCATCGACTATGGTCTGTGAAAAGGATGTGGCTGCGATTTTTTCACATAGTAATGCTTAGCGTATGTTTTCGTTCCATTGGGCTTCAAACCCCAAATCCGACTTGCCTCTGGCGGAGGTCTTCGATCATTGTCACCAGCTCTTTTAAATTACGGCCGAGGCGGTCGAGTTTCCATACTATGAGGGTATTGCCTGGTTGTAGCGCTTTAAAACACGCCTCTAAACCAGGACGTGAATCTTTTTGGCTGGATATATGATCAGAATAACATCTGTCTTCCTTGACCCCGGCCGCGATAAGGGCGTCGCGTTGTAAATCGAGTGTCTGTGACCCGTCATTTTTTGAAACACGCATATAACCGATAAGCATTGTCTTGCACCTCCGCTAAAAAAGTTTGCAACATGCTACCAAATTTAGTGTTGTTTAATCAATGGATTTTTTTGCGTAAAATTGTTTGGAAAATAAGGTTTTTGATAACACTAAATAAACGAGCGTTTTTTTAGCGGTTAGCCATAAAGGTCGGTGCTGGCAAGCCTAGGTCGCTATGGTCACTGCCCAAGTCTTAGTGTACGATTTTTTTCGTTTTCTGAGATGATCCCTAACAAAACTATCAAAGAAAAACTTCTACTTGAATTGTGACAGTGAAAATGAGATGATTTAGACCATTTTGGCATATTGGATGTTAGGGATAAACCTATTTGTCCAAAATCTCAAATTTGAATATCATATAAATAGGATAGGAGGATAGATGACTAGCCTAATAGATGAAGTTTCAGGAGGCGTCCAAAATTCGGAGGTCGATATGAGACAACAAGGTAGAGTACGAGCAGATGCTAAGGGCCGTGTTTCACTAGCAAAGTTTTTGAATATCAGTTTGCCAATGGATTTAGAAGTAAGTGTTGATGAAGATGGCAGAATAATACTTACGCCGTTAGCGACCATACCAGCAAGAGAGCTCTGGCTATATAGAAATCCACAAGCATTGAAGTCTTTACGAGAAGGCATTGAACAGGTCGGAAAGGGGAAAGTAAAAAGCAGAGGGTCTTTTGCAAAATATGTCGAAAAT